GCTGCCGAAGCGAACTGACGGAACCAGTAGGCCCACGCCACTCCAGTAGCTTGTCGGCGCTCGCGATCAGTTCCTCCTCTGTGGAACCGGTCAGCGCCTCGACGGGCACATGCTTGCCCTCGCGGTGAGCGACCTTGATGCGCAGCTTCTCCAGATCCTTCGACGCGAGCGCCGAATCTTTGTCTGCTAAAGCCTTTTCCAGCTCCGCGATACGCTCGGCGTTTTTCTCTGCCTCGCTTTTGTCGCGGTCCTCGAATGACTTCACCTTCGCGGCGAGGTCTTCGGTGGCCTTGGTCGCATCCTTAAGGGCCTTCTCGGCTACCTTGCGAGCGTCGCGCTCCGCGGCGAGCGCCTTCTGCCCGCCATCGCCGAGTCCGCCTTTATCTGCGGGTGGCTCTTGTGGTGTGTCGCTTGGGGTTTCAGTTGTAGGGTCGTCAGTGTCAGGCATCGCGCCATCTCCTATATCGGGTGGTTTGGTCTGCATCGCGCAGACCGAAAACCGTCAGCGTCGCGCTGTCGGTTAAAACTCAGGCGTGGACGGGTTCGTCCAGCTCGACGGGCGGCAAATCGTGCACATGCTCGTCGGTCAATTCCGAACCGCGCTCTACGGAGCGCATCTTCGCTAAAACGTCTTTGAAAGTGGCGCCCTTACCGGCGGCCTTCGCCGCATCTTCGTACTGGTCCTGCCAATCCGAAACATATCCTGGCGCAACCCAATCGGATCCAGCACGGATCGGGACAGCAACACACCGGCAATGGTCGTGGTAAGTCTCTCCGATCGGGCGGCTACCGCGGGCATGGCCGTGTCGGCCAACAACCACCGTGCGGTGCACGCCAATCTTGTCGACAATCACGCCATGGCTTCGGTAAAGCTGCTTCTCGCTGCGGGTCGCCAACATCCGGCAGAACGCGCACGCATCCTCGGCCGCGAGCCGCGCCCACCTGACGCCCTCTTTCGTGGCGTTGTGGATCACCGTCGTACGTGAACCGTCGGCAACCATCCGCTTCGATGACCCGGCCAGGCGGCCGAGGGTAACGTCGCGCGGCACGGACTCTTTGATGTCGGCCTGGTCAAGCTTTGCGACGTCTTGTGCCGCAGCCTTAGACGTGCGCGCGTTCAGTGACCAGTCGACCGTCTTGTCGATCCGGGCGTCCGGCAAGTCGATCCACGGCGTCGGCCGGTAGTTACTGCGCGGGTCCAGCTCGTGATACCACTGCGCCGTTATCTGGCCGGCCGCGTGCACGTACGGGCGGACAATCTCTCCGAAAGCCTTGCGCAGCAAGGTCGGGAAGTGTTCGCCGTCGTCGTGCTCTTTGAACAACTGCACGAGGTCGCGCACCGTCAGCACCGAAAGGTCGCCGAGGGTGTGCTGCAAAGCCTGCCCGTGCTCGACGAGGCCGGACATTAGCCCACCGCGGTGGTATCGCCAGGCTTAGCGGCAGCGCCCGGGCCGGTGCCCGGCTGAGTGCGGCCAGCCAACGCAGCGACCTTCGGATCCTGATTCGCATTCTGGGCCGCATTACGCAACCCCGAAACCAAGTCGGTAACCGACTGCTGCTGCGCGCTCTGGCGTGCCTTCTCGGCGTAAACCTTGACGGCCGAAATCATCTGCTGCGTCAGGCCCGGAACGAGCGGCAGCAGCGGCTCAATCGGCGCGCCGGCCTGCAGGGCCTGTCCCAGCTTCGTGATGCCGTCGACAATCGCCGCGAACGATCGCGCCTCTGTGTCACGCCAAACCACCTCGGCGTCAACATCTGCCGCGATGCCTCCGCTCATCGACGCACCCAGTTGCAACAGTTGCTCGTGCGATTCGCCGTGCGACTCACGCATCGCCGTCAGCTTGCGCTGCTGGTTCGCTTCCGCGGCCGCCAACGCGTCAGCGGACAGGTTGACCATCTTGCCGGTAATCGAGGCCGGCGAAATCTGTGCCCGCAGAGCTACATGCGTTTCCAGGGCCTCGATCAAAGCGTTGTACCCGTCCACAGAAGCGGCCGGCAGGCGGTTAGCCTTTACGTCCTCGTCAAAAGCCCACACACGCCGCATCGACGCCTTAAGTACTGTCTGCACGTCGTCGGGCATGGATTCCCAGTTGGAAATCACAGTCTGCGGGAAAGCGCCGAACCGGCTAACGATCAGCCGGTCAAAGTTTACTTCGTTGATAGCGCGCTGCTCAACCAGCAGGCGCTCAATCTCGCCCTCCACCAAGTCTTCTGAGTCGCGGCGGTTGACGTAACGCACGACCGGGCACACGGCCTTGCCGTTCACGGCCGCGCCGTGCTTGAGTGGTTCGCCGATACTGTTCGAACCCAACTCGTAAATAACGCGACGGGCCCCGTTTTCCCTGCTGTCATCCTGCATGGGCGGGGTGATCGTCCCGAGGTCAAGCGGCCACGCCATCGCGTCGTCGAACAGCAGGCCACGCCGCCGCGGTTCCGCGTCCGTCGTGTCGACCCACGTTTCGAGCGCGTACTGCGGCCAAAGATCGACCTGCGGGTCCGCGTACGTCGCGAGCAGTTGGCGCGGCGACCGAGGCCGAAACACAGGCCCGTCCGTCCCGTTGTCTACCACCACGTACGCAACGCCGTACTTCACCGCGGACGAATAGATTTCGGCCTGGCGGGCGTCCATCTGGTTCGCCTGCCAAAGCTTCCACCCGTCGGCGTTCTCCTCCTGGTCGGCGTTGCGGTAGCCGACCACAGAGAGGTTCTGCACGAACGCGTCTAACACCAGCGTCAGCACGTTGTAGACGCTGATACGCCGAATCTGTTTCACTTCCTCGTCGGCAGAGTCCGGGATATTAGGCAAGCCGCGCTCACCCTTGGCGAAGGCATGAATGTTGTCGAACTTCTGCTGGTCGTGGAGATGGAGCTGCCACATGTTGCTGACCAGGTTCGGAATCTGTTCCGCGTCAAGCACTCTGGCACCTCCTATCTACGGTCATACGAAGATCGCCCGCCCCTTGGGTTTGCGTTTTAATTTGCCGCTGTTCAAAGCGATTCGGGCCCCCATAATCGAGCCGACCATGCAGACGGCGAGGTCGATGTGTTTACCAGAGTCGCGGGTGACCTTCGAAAGCGATGTGCCCCACTGGTTACCGCGGTTACGGGCGTTATGCACGTGCTGACGCAAGATGGGGTGGCCGTCATGCCTAAACTGGCAGTCGGCCTTTTCCTCGTCGACCCAACGCTGCACCATCATGGCCGCCTCTGTGAACGACTGCAGCCTCGCGTGCGCGCCGCGCTGCGATGTCCGCATGTCGAAAAGCACCGAGTTGCCGATAGTTTCGCCGGGCGTCGCCCACACCTGCAGCTTGTTCCGGTAGTCCCGGTGCAAGCCGTCGATCATGTCGCGCCAGTACAGCGCCTCTGTTTCGTCGTCCTCGGCCGGCGACGGGTCGATACCGCACCAGACGACGTCATAGCGGTCCAGCGTTGCGCGGATCTCGGCGTCGACCTCGTTCCGGGGAACCAACCACTTGCCGTGTTTCTTGTCGTTCCAGCCTTTCGGCTTCTCCCACACGCCGCCGGTCCACGTAAACATGTCGTCCAGGCGCGTGCACGTGAACCCGGTCGAGTCGCCAGATTTCGAGCAGTCAGCGAATACCGCTACCCACTCTTTGTCCTCGACGATCGTGCCCGTGGCGGCCAGCGCGTCGAAGTTCAACGAATCGACCCACGTGTCCTCCTCGGACGCAAGGCCGTTCAGGTAGAACCGGATAGAGTCGGCAACCGACGTACGCGCGTCGGCCATCTCGTCCGACTTACGCTGAATGTCATTCCACGGAGCATCCATGTACGCGGCGCGCAGTCCGCGCTTGCGGCCCTCGTCGGTCAGGATGTCGGTGTCCGGCGGCGCTTCGATGCTGTCGTAAAGGATGTCGCGCTTGCCGCGGTACTGCGGCGACTGCTGCTTCTGCCAGGCCCCGAACGACCCCTCAGCAACCGAGTCGTTACCCGGCTGGTGCGCATTCGTGTATTCCAGCAGCCGCGCGTAAAGCTGTTTCGGCGACTTGCCGACGTTGCGTCGAGCCACCGCAGCCACATCGTCGCCGCCGTTCGAATGCGTCATGTGATGCGACTCGTTCAACGCGATATGCGTTGCCGGGTCACCCTCTGCCGATTCCTCGGCCGACGGCGGCACCTCGAAACGGCCGCCGTTCGAATTCATCAGCGTCCGCGTCTGCCCGCAATCCAGGCCGTAATACTCGCGGGCGGCGGAACCCCACATGCCGTTAGCGATGCGCAGAACGTCTTTCGACTGTTCCTGCGAGTTCGACATGACCTGGACCAGCGGAAACCCGCGGGGCTTGCCCAGCGGGCGGCCTGTCTTGTCGTCGAAGTCGTAGAACTCGACCGGGCCGGCTAGCTCGCAGTTACACACTGCGGCGGCCATCGGGTCCTTACCGGTGCCCTTCGCGCCGCGCTTGATGCCCGATCGGTACCGGAACCGGCCTTCGTTGTCGACGGCGTACCAGAGGATCAGGAACCGCTGTTGGCCTTTGGTCCACTGCCAAGGCTGCTTGCTGATGTAGTCGATCAGGCCCGGCGCCCCGTTGGGGTCGTCCCCTTGGGACCACCGAATCAGGGCAGGGCCAAGCGACGAGTCGATCAGGGCGCGTTGCTCGTCGGGGTCCGTCGGCCATGGCAGCGAGCACCAGGCGCCGGTTTCCTCGTCCACCCGGTAGCCGGGTAGCAGCAGGTCAGACGTTGAGGTAGTCGGCAATGTTCGTCACGCCGGCCGTGTGGCCGCCCTCGTTTGTCTTCGGCTCCGTGTAGCGGATCCGAAGCGAGCGGCGGTAGTCCAGCGTGGTGCCGAGCACCTTTTCGCGATTCCGCAGCTCAGTGGCATATTTCTGTTCGCCGGTGTGGTGGAACAGGCCGGCGATTTCGATCGCGTCGAGCGCGAAGTCCCACTCGGCCGGGCCCCAGAGTTTGCAGTGGGGCATGGTGCGCCAGGTGTCCCACTTGTCGCGGGTGCGCGGATGCCAAGGCAAATCGCCCGACGCCATCATCTCGGGCAGGTCGGGGCCGCCCTCGAATGGGACGTCCTCGACTTCGAGCCAATCGTGTACTGGCTGGTGGCGGGTGACAGTTGGTCCCGCCTTCGGCTTTGCGCCGGCTGGCGGCATCTCCTGTCACCTCCTAGTTACGGTCTGGCGTGATGGTCGTTGGCAATTTTTTTGGCGTCGGCGTAGGTGCGACCAGTCCCAACGTGCGCTCCGGCATGGCTCACTTGCCAATCGCTTTCGCTGCTGTCGATGTTGTACTGACGGCCGTCGGTGCCGTTAGCGACGTAATGTCCGGTCCTGTTGTAATGTCCGGGCGCGGTCGACGCTTTCCACTTGAGCGGGGCGTGCGCGTCGGCGCCACGTTGGGACCGGACATGAACCGCTAATGCTTCCGCGGCAGCGCGTTTACGATCTTTTTCGCCAGCTCCGTCGCCTGCCGCAAATCGCCCGGTGTGGGCGTCGTGGTTAGGGTTGCCGCGCGTCATGTGCCCGTGCGATCGCGGCGTTTGTGGTAACTCATCGGGGTGGCCTCCGGTGGTCGAACGCGCGTGCGATACACGCGCCAGCAAAAATTCGGGCAAAGGTGGGCGCCGAAGGCGGCACGTAACGTTGTCAGATAATCGAACGTGTGTACGAATTGTTTCGAACGGACGTTCGAATTAGAAGTTTCACATTTTGCACGCATTGGCACACGCT